ATGGTGCCAACAACGCCATCCTTGACGTCTGTAGCGACCTGGACACCGGCGACATCGGAGTCACTGAGGTCAGCAGCAGACTGGACGTTCTCCTTTTCGGCGAGCGCGAGGCATGGATCACGGCGGGCGACGGATGAAAACGGAAACGGCTCAGCCTTGTGAGCCGAGCCGCTACCAAAACCACCAAACCGAGCACTCAGATGACCAAACCCGAAGCGCGGTCCCAGCGTACCGCGAGCACAGGGCTGGCTGCCAGGGAAGCGGGTCCCGATGAGTAACGGTAAAACCCGGCCGGATCACGCCGACAAGTACGCCTGGCACACCTGGATGATGCACGACTCGCGCATCCCCCTGGCGCAGCGCGCCATCCTGGCCTACTGCGCCATCCGATACGCCAGGGCCAGTGAGGGTCTTGTCATCAAGGTCCGGCAGGCCACCATCGCGGCCAACATGGGCGTGGACCTCAGCACCGTCAAGCGGGCGTTCGCGACGGGTCGCCGGTATGGCTGGATCGACCAGACGGGTAAAGGCAGGCGTGGCCGGGGTGTGCATGAGCCCGACTCTCACACGCTGATGTGGCCGTCAGAACAGTTCGATAACCGGGCCGAATGGGGGACTGAAACGGACCCTATTGCCGACGATAAATGGGTGGCTACAGAGCCACCCATTACGGCTGACGTTACGGACAAATGGGGGTCTGTAGAGCCACCTATTACGGATAAATGGGTGGCTGCAGAGACCCCTATTACGGATAAATGGGTGGCTGAAATCCCGGAAATGGGTGGCTGGGCCAACGCTCCTACCAGCGTCAATGGCGCTCCCACTGGTTTTACAACTGGTCTTAAAGAGATAACTGGTTTTAAAGAAAACACTGGTGTCGCCGTAGGCGACAGCGCGCGCAGGCGCGCGCCCGAGTCGGACAACGACATCAACGGCTTCGTTTTTCGCCGACAAGACGACGACAGCGAGCCCACCCTGACCCCGACCATCGTGATGTCCGCGACGGTGAGACAGCCGGACCTCTGTCCGGTCATTCGCATGACGGCGGAACGCCTGACGCCACAGCAGTACGCCGACGGACCGGTCCGCGCGGCGGCACAGGCGGCGCTGGCCGCGTACGGGCAATGACTCACGACGAAAAACGCCAGGAGAGGAAAAACGTGAGCGGCATGACCGAAGAACAGACGCAAATTTGCGGTAGTTCCAAACCGGGGCCGAAGCCCGACCGCTACCGAGCGATGATGCGAAAGATGATGGCCGACAACATGTCGGACCGGACGTTCGATACGTTCTGGACGGCGTTCTGCACCATCAAGGAGTTCGACGGCGACGACGCGCTACAGGCCGCATTGAAAGCCATCACCCGACCGAACGGCTCGCTCAACGTATCCAAGCTCCGCAGACTGGCCGACTCAGCCATCATGCGCGCTGTTATGGCCGAGCGGACCCGCGAAGCGGAGCGCCATGACTGAGCAGCGGTTGTGTTTCGTCTGCGGCCGGGTGTGTGTCGCCGGTCAGTGTGACGCGCGGAATCGGCCGGCGCACTGGGGCTGTCAGGCGTCGCTGCCCGCCAACCAACGCCATCCGCAGCTGGCCGAATACCCGACCCCACGCCGCCACGGACCCGCCACCGTCACCGGGACACCCCCGCGACCCCGATAAGCCGCGACCGGCCGAATGCGGCAGGAATACGGCGGTCTGACCAAAGGACACCGCAATGACCGACGTGGACCCCCGCCTCACCTACGCCACCCGGCATCTGGCGTTCGGTCTGAGGCTGTACCTGGCGTCGATCAACCGCGACCCCGCGACCGCCGTGCAGGTGTACGACGAGATCGACGCCAGCAGAGGCGAGTACCGCGAAACCCTGGCTGCGCTGCTCGACTTCGCCAGCAGCCGTGCAGGCCGCAGGAAGCACCGCGACGGTGCCACCGCCGACCTGCTCAAGGTGCTCGCCACCATCTTGGACGACCTGGACCGCGAACAGCGACGGGCGGAATCATGATGGCCGCGATGGACTTTGGCGCGCCGCCAGAAGGACGATGACGGCATGGGAGCCGTGGGTGTCTGCTATCGGGTGTCGGGTGGTGTCCTGGCCGACATCCCCGACGCCGACGCCGCGCGGCGCTGGCTGACAGACGGTCAACCCTGTGGCCCCGAGTGCCGGGGCGACCACATCGTGGTCCATCGAAATACCAACACCCGGCCGAGGAAGCGCACCTCCGCAGGCGACCTGAACCCCTTCGCCGAGCAACCCGTCGTCCTGTCCGGCATCGTCGTCGTCGGCCAGCCACCGGCTGCCCCACGCAAGGGCAGCTTCGCCCACTGGCGACCCCGCGAAGTCGGCCGACCGTTTCCGCTGCGCCCGCTGCCCGCGCGTCGCAGCCGCTCATTAAGCCGATCTCGCAGCGACCGATCTTCGACGCCGACGGAGAACTGATCGCGAAGACGGGCCACGCCGCCTGCAAGGAAGTCCGCAAGTCCGACACGTCCCCCCACCCAGGGGGGGCTCATGGAGGTAGGAAAATGACCGACGACGAACTGGAGCTTGAGCGCCAGTGGTTGCAGTTACGACTGAGGGCTGAGACGGATGTGATGGACGCCGAGCTGTGGCGGGAGCGAACCAACCCGGACCGTGTAATTACCGAGCTGCCGGGCTACTAGCGCGTCCTGCTTGCTCGCCGGCATCAGGTGGGCTTACTCTCAACCCCAGGTGCATGGTTGTAGGGGCGAACAGCTCAAAACCGGTGGCGGGCGGCACGCCCAAAACCGATAGCGAGTGACAGGCCCCCCCATTTCACCGAGCCGGGCGGCACGCCTTGGCGTCGCAGATTCCCTTTGTGATTTCCAATTCCCCGATTTTCGGGGTCTTCAAGGAGCGTGCCGAATGGCCGGATTTGCCGAAGCATCCATCGAACAGCTCACCGAGGCGCGCGAAGCCGCCAAGGTCAAAGCCGAGCGAATTTTGACCCATGCCCGCGCTGACGGGCGTGAGGCACTGAGTCCCGTCGAGCAGCGGACGGTCGACGTGGCCGTCAGCGATCTGCGCGCCTTGGACGACCGCATCGAGCGGGCGCACGCCGAGTTGGATCGCGCCGGCATCAGCAATCCGAGCCAGACCATGCAACGGCTTTCCGCCGCCGCCAACGATCCCACCAGGAGCCGAGCCATGACGTCCGTCAACGAACCGCTCACCTATCAGCGCGGCGACAAGTCCAAGTCGTATCTCCGCGACCTTGTCCGGGTCAGCTCCAACTGCGACACCACCGGCGAGTCCCGGTCAAGGTTAGCTGCGCACGCCCAAGACGTGGCGGAGGCCCCCGCCTACCTTGAGTACCGTGACCTAGACAGATCCGACGGATCAGGGGGCTACAGCACGCCTCCAGCCTGGTTAATGTCACAGTACATTGAGTTAGCTAGACCGGGTCGGGCGTTCGCGAATGCGGTCCAGCGGCAGTCCCTGCCCGGTGGGACGGACTCGATCAACATCCCGAAGATTTTGACCGGTACCGCAGTCGCGGTGCAGCAGTCGGACAACCAGGACATCAAGGACGCCGGTGGCGAAGTCGACCTGACGGACACCTTCATTAATTGCCCCGTACGGACCCTGTCGGGTCAGCAGGGTCTGGCAATCCAATTGATCGACCAGTCGCCGATCCAGTTCGATGACGTCGTTTTTCGGGATCTGATCGCCGCCCACGCCGCCAAGGTGGACATCCAGACATTCAGCGGTACCGGCATCAATGGTCAGGTTCTGGGTGTCGACAACACACCCGGAATCCAGACCATCCCGGTAACCGCCGTCGACATCAAGGGCGTCTATGGCGCGATTGCCAACGCCATCCAGCTGATCCACTCCAAGCGCTTCCTGCCACCCGACGCCGTCTTCATGCACCCGCGTAGGTGGGGCTGGTTTACCAGTCTGCTGGACGACAGCCAACGCCCCCTGGTGTTGCCGTCGACCCACGGCCCGATGAACATCATCGCCACCCTGGCGGACGTGGCTTCCCAGCAGGTCGTCGGCAACATCCAAGGCGTGCCGATCATCACGGACCCGAACATCACCACGACCGCCGGTGCGGGCAACGACGAAGACGTGATCTACGTGGCCCGGTCGTCCGACATCGTGCTGTGGGAGAGCGGCATCCGCGCGAGAGTACTGCCTGAGACTCGGGCTGCCACCCTCACGGTGCTGCTCCAGATTTACAATTATCTTGCATTCAGTGCCGCCCGGTACCCGCAGTCCGTCATCGAAATCGTCGGCCTGACCGAACCGATCTTCTGAGCCATGGACGACGCCACGGTCGACCCGGATCTCCTGCTGGCGCTGGAGTCCACCGTCAGGGACGCGCATCAGCTGGCGGCCAAAAACGGTGAGTCGAAAACGCGCAGCTTGCTGACCGACGCCATGAAGCTGCTCGGCCAGCTGACGACGCGAACCTCGGATTCGGAGATCGATCGGCAGCTGCGACAGCTCCTAGGCTGACGCCGCCGTGATCCGACCGTTTGAAACGCTGCTGCCACCCCCGGCAGAGAGCATCGGGGTCGCCTACCTGTCGCCCCTGGTGGCCTTCCCGGCGGTAACCCGGCCTGCCCCCGCCACCGCTGCGTCCACCTTCACCGGCAGCTAAGTGGTAGCGCGGGCAGCGTGGCCGGGACCCGCGAGCGGGCGTTAATCGGCATCCGGCCGAATCACCATCTATTTACCTCAGAGCTTGAGCTGTGTTAAGCCTGCGGCGCGAGATCAATATCCCGATTCGCTGTTGTTAATCTGCACGGAGGTAGTGGGCCGACACGCTGGCCTACTGAGGGGAGCGCCACATGGCCCGCGCAAGAGCGTCGCAGCCGTCGTCCGCCACCCACAGCGATGACGCCGCTTGGCAGCGGCTTGAGCTTTCGGAGTCGATCTTGCCAGCCGCAGTCGCTGCCTTCGGCAGTCCTTCTCAAGCCGAACGATGGATCAGTGTCCTCGACCAGTATTACGGATACTGGCGCAAAACGCAGTTTCTCGT